GAAAGAGAACCTGTCCATTTTATGCGTAAATATTGTATAATCCAACATCCTCAAAAAGGTAAAATTAAATTTGATTTATATAATTTTCAAGAAAAAACTTTACAAGAATTTAGTGCTCATCGATATAATATTCTTTTAAAATCGCGCCAATTAGGCATTTCAACATTAACGGCGGCTTATTCTTTATGGACGATGTTATTTAATAATGATAAAAATGTTCTAGTTATTGCAAAGGATAAAGACACTGCAAAAAATTTAGTAACGAAAGTGCGTGTTATGTATTCTAATTTACCATCATGGCTTAAAACTAATGTTGATGAAGATAATAAGCTATCTTTACGATTTATGAACGGCTCGCAGATTAAGGCAGTAGCTGCGACGTCAGAAGCTGGTCGATCCGAAGCATTATCATTACTTATAATAGATGAAGCAGGATTTATTGATAAGATAGATGAAATATGGACAGCGTCCCAACAAACATTAGCGACAGGGGGAAATTGTATTGTTTTATCTACACCGAATGGTGTTGGGAATTGGTTTCATAAAATGTGGGTAGATGCTATTGATAATACTAGTGAGTTTAATTTTATGAAATTGCATTGGTCTTTACATCCTGATAGAGATCAATCATGGCGTGATGAACAAGATAAAATTCTCGGTCCAACTATGGCCGCACAAGAATGTGATGCAGATTTTTTAACATCAGGGCAGTCTGTTGTAGATCCAATGATTTTACAATGGTATAAAGAAACTCAAGTAAAAGATCCCATTGAACGTTCGGGACTTGATCGGAATTTATGGATATGGGACCAGCCAAATTATTCTAAAAATTATTTGGTAGTAGCGGATGTAGCAAGAGGTGATGGATCTGATTATTCTGCAGCACAAATTTTTGAAATAGATGATCTAAAGCAAGTAGCAGAATATAAGGGGCAGCTATCAACTACTGATTTTGGAAATTTTTTGATTGAATTAGCAACAAAATATAATGACGCGTTATTAGTTATTGAAAATAATAATGTTGGGTGGGCAACGATTCAAACGGTTATTGACAGAGGTTATAAAAATTTATTTTATCAGTCAAAAGATTTAAGATACGTTGATGTAGAGCATCAAATTCAATCTAATCGATATAAGTCTCAAGATAAAAATATGATTCCTGGATTTTCAACTACGATGAAAACAAGACCTTTAATTATTGCAAAAATGGAAGAATATACGAGAGAAAAATTTACTAAGATTAATTCAATAAGATTAATAGAAGAATTATTTGTTTTTTCATATCAAAACAATAAAGCAGAAGCTATGAGGGGATATAATGACGATTTAGTTATGTCATATTCAATTGCTTTATGGATACGAGATACTGCTTTAAGATTAAAAACAGAACATGATAATTTACAAAGAGCATTAATGGATTCATTATTAAGTAGTAATGAAGGTCATGATGCGGGATTTTCAAAAGGAAAAATAAAACCAAAAGATAATCCGTGGGAACTAAATATTAAAGGAAAAAGTGAAGATTTATCTTGGCTTTTATAATGTAAAAAAGAGGTAAAAAATGGCAGAACAAAATACTTTATTTAATAGATTAAAACGATTGTTTAGAAGTAATATCGTTGTACGAAAAACAGATGATAATCGTTTAGTTGTTAAGGATGTTGATTTTTCACAAATGGGATTATCAACTAATTTCATTGATAGGTATACAAAATTAGTAGGTGGCGGCGGGTGGGGCACTAAATATGCAGCACAACAAAATGCTAAAAACGCATATGAAGTCGCAAGAACTGAATTATTTAGAGATTACGAATTAATGGATTCAGATCCAATCATTTCATCAGCTTTAGATATTTATTCAGATGAATCTACCATTGATAATATTGAAGGGGAAATTCTTACAGTTAGAACTGATAATGTTAAAGTTCATAAAATATTACATAATTTATTTTATGATATATTAAATATTGAATTTAATTTATGGTCTTGGCTTCGAAATTTAACAAAATATGGTGATTTTTATTTGCTATTAGAGATAGCAGAAAAATATGGAATTGTTAATATTAGACCTTTATCACCATATGATGTTATACGGATGGAAGATCATGATCCAGCGAACCCTAAACTAGTACAGTTTGAAGTTTCGGCTGATATTGGTTTACCTATGTCTTCACGTAACAAAAAGTTATACGAAAATTATGAAGTGGCCCATTTTAGGTTATTGTCTGATTCGAATTTTCTTCCATATGGAAAATCACAACTAGAAGGCTGCAGACGAGTCTGGAAACAGTTGACATTAATGGAAGATGCTATGATGATTCATCGTATTATGAGAGCACCTGAAAAAAGAGTTTTCAAAGTCGATATTGGAAATATACCGCCCAATGAAGTTGACAATTTCATGCAAAAGATAATTAATAAAATGAAGAAAATACCGGTCATTGATCAGGATACTGGTGAATATAATTTGCGCTATAATATCGAATCAGTCACTGAAGATTATTACTTGCCGGTTCGTGGAGGAGATAGTGGAACTGAAATTGAAACTTTACCAGGATTGACAAGTGATAACGCTATTGATGATATTGAATATTTACGTAATAAATTAATGGCAGCGCTGAAGATACCGAAAGCATTTTTGGGTTATGAGGAAGGAATTGGTTCAAAAGCTACTCTCGCTGCTGAAGATGTTAGATTTGCCCGCACGATTGAACGATTTCAAAAAATTCTTGTCGCAGAACTTGAAAAAATCGCTATCGTTCATTTATATACACAAGGATTTAACGATGCAGAATTATTAAATTTTAATCTCGAGCTTACAAACCCATCTATGATTCATGAACAGGAAAAACTTGAATTATTAGAACAGCAAGTCACCATTGCACAATCGGCTATGGAAAATAAATTATTTTCAAGAGATTGGGTTTATTCAAATATTTTTGACCTGGATGAGCATCAGAAAAGTGATATTTTTCAAAAAATTATTGAAGATCAGAAACAAGCATTTCGGATGGAACAGATTTCTATGGAAGGAAATGACCCAGCAGAGTCGGGACAGAAAGCGGATACAGAAGGAATGGAAGAAAGTGGAGATTGGGGCGGGAGCGAAAAGGGCCCCCAGTATTCACATCGCGATTATGGAGAAGCGACATCTCAGGATATAAAAGATGCAACGAAATATGAACGAGAACGGTATGGTAAGCGAGAATTTAAAGGCGGAAGTCCTCTTTACCCAGGGAAGGGATCGACTATTGTCAGATCAGAAGGGTTGCTCGACCAATTAGAACAAAAATTTGGAAAAGATATAAAGAAAAATGGACTTTTGAGCGAAAATTCACTTTTAGATGATGAAGATAATGAATAAATATAATATAAAAACAAAAAAACTATATTTATATATGAAATACTGTACCTATATCGAGACAACTGGAGATAAAGTATGAATAGTAAAAAGGTGAAGCATAATAAAATTCGAAATACAGGACTTCTTTTTGAATTTTTATTAAGGCAAACAACGGTTGATGTATTAAGTAAAATAAAAAAGAGTAATGCGTTAAATATCATTAAAAAAAGATTTAATGAAAATACTGAATTAGGAAAAGAACGCGCGTTGTATAACCTTTTAGTTAATAAAAAATTTAATTCAGATAAAAAAGCAGATTTTTTTATTACTGAAGTTATTACTGCTAGGCAAAAAATTAATATTTCAGTATTGAAGAGAGAAAAATTTAATCTCATTAAAGAAATTAGAGTAAAATATGATTTGGAAAAATTTTTATCTTCAAAAGTCCCGAATTATAAAGTTTATGCTTCCATATATAAGTTATTTGAACAACAGGAAAATTTATCTCCTGAAGAAAAAACAGAATCATATTTTAATTTAATGGAAAATATAACGAGTAAAGAGACTATTAAACTTTCAGAAACTGCAGGCCTGAAGCTGCCAGATGATGAAGATTTAAGGACAATTACATATCGCGTTTTACTTGAAAAATTTAATCAAAAATATTCTCATTTAAACGGTAGTCAAAAGAAACTTTTAAGAGCATATATTAACAATATATCGAATACAAATTCATTAAAAGAATATATTGAAAGGCAAGTTCCTATAATCAAAAAAGAACTTAAACGGCATGGAAAGAAAGTTGATGATAAAATAACAAAAATTAAATTAAATGAAGCTATAAATTCAATAGGTAAATTTTGTATTGCAAAACATACGAAAGTAGCCAAAGATTCAACAGTTATCCAGATGATGAGATATTATGAGTTGATAAAAGAATTGAAAAAAGTATGACTGGAGGTTTAGAAGCTCGATTGAGAGCATATATACGTGAAATATGTCTTGACGATGAGGATGAAGAAATAGAAGAAATCACGACAACGGGGGATATAGAGGGATATAGCACCCCGTATGCTTTTTCCGACGACGATGAAAAAAAGAAAAGGAAGATGAAACGAGCAAATGACGCTGTTGGCTATAAATATGTCAATGAAGCGCTAGAAAGTAAAGATATAAATCTTTTAAAAACAATTATTAGAGATGAAGTTGCAGCAATATTGCGTGATATTTGGTTAAAGCGCACAACTTGGACATAAAATAGGAGAAATGTAATGGGAAGCTATCAAGCAGATTCAACCGACAGCACAAAGTCAGGCCCAAAAGGATTACACACTGAAGATTTCGGAAAATCGATTTTACCAGCAGCGGAAACAATTTACGATAGACCTAACTACGTGATAGATCCCGGAAATCAAGCCGGCGC